AACAACCCAGGCACAATAACCTTATTCTGACCAAACAATTTGCTTATAATCACAAATGTTGGCCTCCAAGGCTCTGGGTAACCGGTGGACTCATTAAGAACAAAATAACGTTGCAAAAACTTAATCATTGAACCACCTTTGATCTGACCATTGCTACGGTCTATTTCGGTCAAAAAAGTGTGAGAACTCACAAATGAACCTACTTTAAGATTCTGGCTATGTCGTTCCTTAATATAATCAAAGAACCCCTTTCCTGAAAGCCAATTCTTATAATCTTCAGGAATTTTTCCAAAAACATCATCACCTTGAGCACCAAAATTAAGATCAGGGTCGGTGAGTGCTTTTTTCCACATAGTCTTTGGAAGACTATGAAGCAGCCAACTAAACCATAACACTATCATGTGAAAAGTATTAAAATCGGAGGTATTAAAATCTCCAGAAAACAGACATCCAAGAACATATCTGAAACAAGTACCAAACCACTTAACAAAGTGGGATGAGGTATGTGTACAAATGAACAAGATCAAGGCGTTCAACACCTTAGCATCACTCCCATTAGGGTCATCTATGACTAAAGTTATGTAGCAGGAAGCTATATACATAACTAATTCGCTCCATTGAGCACTTTGGTCTTTTCCAGAAATATCTCCAGAGAAGCACTCACACTTTCGTTTAGAATTATTCGGATTATTCTTCCAATTTAAATGATTGAAGAATCTTTTTGCACCATTATATCCCCAGGTGAACCCAATAAAGTTAGCACCTGTATTTTGTCGTAATTCATGAAACCATTTAAACAACTTGTAGGTTATCAAATAAACCCACTCAGGAACAATAAAAAAAACTCGAGTTTTTTCATGATCAGGCTCTTTTCCAACTTCTATTTGGAAAACATCATCAACATCAGTCTTTGTTTCAACTTTGACATTGAGTCTTGTGATTGAAGGCTTCATAGTCTTCATCAACTCGAGGGGGGTTACATTAGGATTTCTAGCACACATATAATACATCTTGGTTATAGCATCGGCAAGATATTTACAGGAACTTATAAACTGTTCTTCCTTTGTAGCAACACCCTTTCTAATGAGTTTTACCCCATAGAAATCTTCTCTATATGGTTTCACATGAAGAAAACCGGCAGACTTTTTACCTCTAATAGGTATCTCAAGTAAAGTTTGGAATGTCCAATCAAGATAACCCCTAATATAACCACAACTCACATTCTGGTCATTAAGGCATAATAATCTGGCCCTAGCATAAAGTTCAGGGTCCGGATTCTGGAACATCTCATCTCCACACTTCACAATTTTAACAAGAGTCTTATAAAGTCCAATAGCACTATCACCGGTTAACCAAACATTATTTTTCGCTTCTCTTACGAAGGGATATCCACGTTTTGTCAAGGCGTCAGCGACATAATTAAGGAGGGTAGGAACTGGTAATTGTTCAGGTTGAAAATCACCAATTTTAGGGAGAGGAATTATATCAACAAAACCCATATTAGAATCGGATTTTGCATCAACAATTGAAGCAAGAGCACATTTGTAAGCATATTCAGGGTCCACATCGGTAAATCCAAAGCGTGCACCACCTGATTGCTTATCCCTCTTTTCAAATCTGACGGTAGTACCAGAGATAAAAAGATTGTAGTGGTAATAGACAGTAACAAATAACTTAACCTGCAATGGGATAGGATCATCACTCAAAACAAAGTCAACATAATCAATCTCTTTTCCATCAGACCTGTTATAGGCGGCAATTCGGTTATCTTTAAAAGAGAAACCTATCGTTGATGCGTAGGCCTCCATTTGAACGAACCCAAAGAAGTATCTCAACGATCTTCCAACACGCCTTATAAATCCCGTTTTTCCTATTTTACCCAAACCTTCGATAGTAGTGAAGTAACTATCTTTGAGAGAGCGTGGCGTTATTTGAGAGGTCGACCCAAGCGTACTGTCTCGCATATAC